ACAAAACTTGCTGGTGTATTTGCATAGGAGAATGAATAATGGGCAATGGCGCAATAATTGATTTTAGAAATCCATTAATACCATATAAAGGCGATAAAATAACTTGGCTTGAAATAACATCAAGAGAGATACTAAAACAAACAGCTAATATTGATATAGAGGGTGGATTAAAATTAGGTGAAGATGGTCCTACATGGAGATATCTATTACCAGATCAAATACAGGAAACTGTAAATAATTCATGGGAGCCATGGGAAACAATATCATCAAGATTGGCCGGTCTTAAAGAAGCATATTTTAATGTTAAAAATGAAGCAGTTAATACTTTACAAGGATTAATAGATTCTTATAAAGAAAATGGCATAAAACCACAAATGATTAAAAGTTTTGGTAAAAAATTATCTGGTGTAGAAAGAGCTAACTTTAAGATTGATACACCACTTGTATATAAAGATACTAGTAGAAGAGAATGGAACATGGAATTTAAATTATATGCTACAAGCGAATATGATTTAGATGATATGGTTGATGGTGTTGATGTAATGAAAAGATGCTCAATGCCTGTATTGTTAGAAGGTGGATCTGGGTCTGATATTGATTTACCATATGCTTTTAAACTTTTAACAATAACTGATGATACTGGTGGTGATACTGGAACTATTATAAAATCAAATTGGTGTGCATTAACATCATTTCAACCAACATATAAATCACCATATAATGATAAAGGTAAACCTATGATTATAGACTTATCACTAACATTTACAGAATTATCACCATTATATGCAGAAAGCCATGAATATGGATGGTGGAAAGATATAGGATTGGGATTTTAATATGACTATAACAAAAGCGGATAAAACATTCAGAGAACTTACAGGGCATGTTATTGATGATAGAAGTATATCAAGAATGTTTAATATACTTGTAGATCATGATAGACATACAAAGTTTATGAATATATTTCATTCATATACATTTAATAAAAAATTGCCAAATGATGTGTCATATTATGATACCTATGAAGTAGGTAATGATGAATGGTGGGATAATATATCAGTCAAGTATTATGGAACACCGTTCTTATGGTGGGTGATACCTGCATTTAATAATATTGTTAATCCATTTGAAGGTCTTACTGCTGGTACAAACTTAAAGATTTTAAAACCATCTTATATTTTAAGCTTATTAAGAGATTTAGATAACATATCAAAGGGTACTTAAATGCCATCATCTAACAAAAAACCTGGATTTGCAGTATCATTATTTTTAAGTAATGGTGTTGTTACATTAGAAAATAAAGACGTACAAGAGCTTATATTCATTGAGGATATATTCCTTTTCTGCATGCATGGAAAGATAATATTTGAAGATAATATAGGATTTGTAGAAAAGGGGCCATTGGTAGGTGGTGAAAAGTTTGTAATAATGTATACTGGTAAATCATCAACAAGATACCTTATTTTTGATATTATAAAAATTAAAGAAATAGCCCCAGTATCATCATCACTTTCATCAAAAGGATCACAGATATGTCTATATTTTGTTGATGTATCATATAAAAGATTAGTAAAAACTAAATATAGTAAATCATGGAATAATAAAAATAATAAAGAGATATTAGATAATGTTTTAACTAATTGGGTTGAAGGTGAAGATAACGAAAAAATATTATTAAAACGATATGATAATACTGATGATGTTAGCTCTCATGTATCACCATATTGGACTCCAATGGAGAATATATTATGGTTGAATGAAAGAACTAAACCAGTACCTTCTCAAGATGTAGGTGATGATATAGGTGGTTATCTTTATTACAGTAATACATATTGGGATACAAGTGAAACAAGAAATAAATATAACAATTTTTCTGTAGCATGGAAAAGTCTTAATAACTTATTTTCATTCCCAGTTACTACCTCATCTGATAGTCCATTTATAGAAAAAACACCATTCGTATTTACTGCTGATCATATGAAGTATGATGCTAATGATAATGATGAAAAAATAAAAATACTTGATTGGAGCCTAAGTGGTATAGATTTCTCAATGAATAAGAGAATGCAAGGCGGGCATATGTTGGGTTATAATTTTGATGGCAAATCACTTATAGACAGAACATATAAATATACAAAGAAGAACGATACACAAAATGTAAATATTGATTTATTAAAAAAAGTTACTGGCCTTGGTAATACATCATTATTTCCTGATATTAGTGATAGAGATGCTGAAGTTATACTTACAAGCAATACATCAACAGATGTCATGGATAATATAATGTATTATTACTGGCTTAGAAGTTATGCTACACAACAAGTATTAATAGTAACTGTAGAAGGCGATGAAACAAGATTTGCTGGCAAAATGATAAAGAATGTGATATGGGATAATTTTGGTAGTGATGAAATAGGTGGTAATAAGAATATGCTAGGATCATATTTGATTAAATCTATAACACATAGTTTTGGTATACGTTCCGGGTATAATCAACAACTTGTATTAATGAAAAATGGATATTATAGATCAGATGTAGTATCACTTGTAGACTTTAATAATGTGAATATACCAGGCGGAGGAATTATATCAACATGATGAAGAACGATCTCCTAGATGTGAAAAGAGAAAACCAAAAGTTTTATGGTATATACAGAGCTGTAGTTGAAGAAAATAATCCTAAAATTGATGGTGTATATCTAAAAGATGGGCGAATAAGAGTTCGTGTTTGGGGGCAACATAATATTGATAAAGAACAAATACCAATAAAAGATTTACCATTAGCTCAACCAGCATACCCAAATATACTTGGAAGTATTACAGGTAAAGGTTGTTGGTCAGTACCAATACAAGGAACTCATGTATTTGTATTTTTTGAGAATGGTGATCATATGGAGCCAAGATATTTTGCATGTGCCCCAGGCATTGAGCCAACGGAAGGTGATTTTGATAGAAATAAGGCTGATATAGAGGGTTTTCGTGACCCAGATAAAGTTTATCCATTGAAAACTTTAATGGATGAGCCTGATATGAATAGAGCTACGAGATTGAGTGGAAAACCAGCGGAAACTGCTTGGGGTAATTTAAGTGGAGGTGAATATAGTTTATGTGGTGATGTTGGTGGTATAAAATTTGATCCTCCTGGTAGATCAGATTCATATCCAAATGGGCTTACAATAGAAAGTAGAACAGGACAAACATTAGATTTTGCTAATGATTCGGTTCTTTTATATAATAGCAGTGGCTCATATTTACTTATGAAAGGCGGTTCACATTGGTTATGTGGTCATTTAGATCAGGTTGGTGGTATAAGAACTGATGGAATGTCTGTTATGGGTGCATTAACTGTAACTAATGGTGGATATTGGCATACTGGTAGTGGTAAATTACCAGTAGGTAATTGTTTGTTACCATTTGTACCACTTGTTCTTTGTGAATTTGTATCGTTAATGGTATCAGCTTTTGATAACCATAAACATACTGGCGTAGAAACTGGAAGTGGCACATCAGGCAAACCAGGAGAAAATTTTGAAACATCTTCAGGTGTATCAACTTTATCTGATTTATGTACAACAACCTTAGTGAGTAATTAAATTATGACAATACAAGCAGTATACTCGGATGTAGATATAGAACTAGAACAAGCCACTGATGGTGATGTTACTAGAGATATTGATGAACAAGCAGTAATTAATTCTATACGAAATATTATAAATACTTTGCAGGGTAGTAGAAGAATGTTACCAGAATTTGCTGCCAGTATTCAAAGGATATTATTTGAGCCTATAGATGAATCAACAGCTAATCTTATAAAACGTAGATTAATAGAAAATGTTAATAGATGGGATAATAGAGTTAATGTTGAAGAAATATATATAAATCCAGATTATGATCAAAATGCTTATAAATGTCTTATAAAATTTAGAATAAAAGGATTTGAATATAATGGATTTAGAACAATAGAGTTTGTATTAAGGAGATCATAAGTATGGCTAATAACACACTTGTACCAGAATATCTTGATATTGATTACAATTCACTAATAGCATCTATAAAAGATGAATTGTCTAATAGTGAAGTATTCAAAGATTATAATTATGAAGGATCAAATATAGCCATACTTATAGAGCTGGTATCATATATAGGTGAATTAAATACATATTTCTTAAACAAGGTTGCTAAGAATATCTATATGGAAACTGT